CGATAAAGCGTTTGCAATCCGTCATCTCGGCATCACCCTCGAAACTACTAGCGTAATTGGCAGTTCGGAAAGCCTCGTCCGTTGAACGGTGAAACTTGTTGTTATGGGTGAACTCGGCAATATCATCGCCTTCGTATGGGGTAGTTCGTTTATGTTGTTTCATGTTGTCCTCTTTGGGTTAAGTTGTTTAAGCATTGATAAGTCAGTAATCAGTTCGTAACCTTGCTTGTTGTTACAGGCAATGGTGAACTTCCTTTGGTGTGCCATCTCGTCACCACATAATAAGCACAGTTTATAACCTAAAGCACTACGCTTATGAGCAACTACATCGCCACACATACGGCAGAATGTCCTATGGTTTTTCATTTGTAGCCACCGAGTTTGATTACGGCATAGTTGAGATAATCATCACCGACACGAACATACGACAACCGAATGATGTTCCATGATGCAGGGATAAGTGAGCATAGGTTAAACATAAGACTATTAGTTTTTACGACCATTTTGATTCTCCTTGAAAGTAAACTTACTATGAAATAAAAGAACTTTGGGAACTAAGCACTTCGTTTTGTGTTTCTCAATTCCTACTACTATTTTACAACAAATACCTTGTAAAGTCAAGCGTTTTGTGGTAAGGCTTATCAAACCCTAGTAAGGTTTATTAAAGTATTCTACTACCCCCTATAAAGTTCCTAAAGTTCTTTATAAGTTCTTTTTTTTATGTTTGTAAGTCATTGATTCTGCAGTTAAGTTCCGAAAGTTCCGAAAGTTCCTGCTTTATAGAGGATTTCGCTACATTGCGATTAGAGAGTCGAAATCCTGCGAAATATTTTAAAATTTTAAAAGTAGGAGATACCTCAAAAAACACGGAACTTTCGGAACTTATGGAACTTTGCTTATAAATCAACGACTTAAAAAAGAACTTTGCTCATAAAGTTCCAAGAATATTTGGAACTTATAAATCCTGTGCAGTACGCTACTAAGGTGACTGGTTTCTTTTAAAGTAAAGTTACTATAAAGCCGACAAACCTTTGAAAAATATGTTATGCTGAACTCAGCATAACACCTAGCCAATGAATCCCATGTGGTACGCTACTAAGGTGACTGGTATCATTCGGTAAGATGTTGGTAGTAAATATACTATTAATAAAATGTTGAACCAAAAAAAGCCCTAAAAATTAGGGCGAAAAAAAACCCTGATTGCTCAGGGTTTAAAGTAAAGATACTACAGGTTATTTTTTAACCGATGCCACAATTCCACAATCATTAAACATCTTAACCACTGATTGCAATGTTTTAATAATGTCTACATTTTTGTCACATGGTGTTTTGATTGCTTGTAACTTTACAATTTGTTCCATAATGGTACGGCATACTAATTGATTGCCAGTAACAGGTACTAATTTTCCTGATACTGTTGTTTCAGTGGTTACTACCTTTGGCGTTTCCATTGCCTTAATTGCCTTGTGCAAGTTACCAAACAATGTGCCTACCTTTTCTAACAAGTTAGTTCTAATTGCTTTTTGCATATCGTTTAACCCTTCCAATGGTTTAGCAAGTAACTCTTGTGCTTGTGTATCCATTTGGGATATAAACAACTGTTTGATACTATCGTGAAATTTAATTGCAATTTCGCTTTTATCGCTTCGGTCAAAATTACAAGCACGATAACCATTTGCGTATAAAACATCTTGCATCTTAGACTTAATAGCATCATGCTCAATACCATTTTTACCGAATTGAGATACCAAAACATAGGGGCTGTTTACATCGTTACTAACAGGGAATAAATCGAATTTTCCTACAGTAACAACAGGGGCAATAACAGGGGCAATCATTGATGCAATAACAGGGTTGATTGTTACAGGGGTTTTAATTACTTGTTTCATTTTAAATATCCTTTCTAAGATATTAAGGGTTTAGTTAAATAATGAATTAGTTTCCCGATTCATTAAGTATATTTTACTTTAATTTGTTATAGATTGTCAACCCTTGATAGTATTTAATAGTAAAGTTACTTTGAACTAACCCACTACCCCACCACCAAGGCTTTTAGTCTAAGGGACTGTACGCCGCCTTATATTGCTATTCCGTACAAATGATTACCTATTTTCTTAAATCCACCTCTTAACTCTAGCGTACTTAATGCCGAATTGTTGTAAGTCCTTGATTACATTACATATTATTTTGTGTTCGCCGGTTGGTAAAAAAGCTGGCGAGTTCTAGACCCACCCCCATGCCTTCTTAAGTACCTACCCCCCTAAAAATTTTTTTTGCAAAATTTTAAAAATCATATATACTTTCTGTATTCACCTTAATTGGTCTGCGTCTATGTCTTATATATGTAATCCTGACTTTGGTATTGAAATGCCTGAAGATAATTGGGTCTTATCCAGTTTTCGGGAAAGGGCACAGGCTGCCTGTAATACTGCACAACTGCTAGAAATACAGCCAGAAATAACGGATGAAGATAAAGAAGTAGCGGAAGCGATTGCTTATGCTGTTGCTGCAGATGAAACCAAAGCCAATCAGAAATTAACAACTAAGAAGGCTTCGGCGTTGACACTAGGTACTGTTACTCTAGTTAGTCACATCTTAGAAGAGTTTGCTGTGCGGGTAGTAGACACTTCCTCGCAAATTCGGCTTGTAGTAACAAACAAGTTACTCATAGAATCAACCAATCCAGACCCCAAAATACGTATTCGTGCCTTAGAACTGCTTGGTAAGATTTCTGATGTGGGTTTATTTGCTGAAAAATCAGAAGTTACTATTATTAATAGGTCTACCGAAGAGTTAACTAACTCATTACGGGATAAGATACAGAAACTAATGAACCCAGCTGGGGTAATTGACGTGGAATCGGTGCAGGTAAACAATGAACCAATCAATGTAGCCGAAGAATTAGGTCTAGAAGACGATGAGTTAGAAGAACTTGAGGATACAGATGCTTGAAACTGACTATTCTGAGTTAACTGACGCAGAATTAGACTATTTATTGCAGAATTTAGACAAATTTACGCTAGAAGAACAGTCAGAAGTAGAGATTATTGCTGTAGAGATACAGAAAAGGCGTGATTCGAAGGCTTGTAGGGATGATTTACTAGCGTTTTGTAAGAAAATGCAGCCAGATTACAAGGTTGGTGAGCACCATAAGGTGTTAGCAAGGATGTTAATGGACCTTTCCGAGGGTAGAAAGGACCGAATTTGCGTGAATATACCCCCTAGACACGGTAAAAGCCAGCTTGTTTCTATCTATTTTCCTGCATGGTTTCTAGGTAGATACCCTAATAAGAAGGTACTTATGGTGTCACACACCACAGATTTAGCGGTAGACTTTGGACGGAAAGTGAGGAACATCGTTGATAACCAAGAATACAAAACAATATTCCCAACAGTCACTTTGGCGGTTGATAGTAAGTCTGCTGGTCGTTGGAACACTAACATGGGTGGTGAGTATTATGCTTGTGGTGTTGGTTCCGCTTTGGCTGGTCGTGGTGCGGATTTACTCTTGGTGGACGACCCACATAACGAGCAAGACATTATTAACGGGAACTTCGATGTATTCGAGAAAGCGTACGAGTGGTTCACCTACGGAGCACGAACACGTTTGATGCCGGGCGGTAGGGTGGCTTTGGTACAAACCCGTTGGCATATGGATGACCTGACGGGGCGGGTAACTCGGGATATGATTAATAATGATCAGTCTGATAAGTACGAGATTATTGAGTTCCCAGCAATCTTTGATGCAAATACTGAACAGCCTAGGGCGCTTTGGCCCGCCTTCTATGACCTAGAGGCACTATATAGAACTAAAGCTTCAATGCCACTATTTCAGTGGAACGCCCAGTATCAACAGAATCCGACAGCAGAAGAAGCCTCGGTAGTTAAACGGGAGTGGTGGAATTGGTGGAAGTCAGAAAAACCTCCTGATACTGAGTATATTATTATGTCGCTTGACGCTGCGGCAGAAACGCACAACCGTGCTGACTATACAGCCATAACAACATGGGGAGTGTTCCTCAACGAGGACACCGATGCGTACAACATAATTTTACTAAACTCCATCAAAAGACGGTTAGAGTTTCCTGATTTAAAAGCCTTGGCTTTTGAAGAGTGGACTGAGTGGGAACCCGATTCGTTTATAGTGGAGAAAAAATCCGCCGGTACAGCACTTTATCAAGAATTACGTAGGACAGGAATACCTGTCTCGGAGTACACTCCACATAGGGGGTCAGGCGATAAATTAGCCCGCTTAAATTCGGTTGCTGATATTATACGTACAGGACTTGTATGGGTTCCTGAAACTCGTTGGGCTGAAGAAGTAGTGGAGGAAGTTGCTGGGTTTCCGTTTATGAGTAACGATGACTTAGTAGACTCTACGGTAATGGCATTGATGCGATTTAGACAGGGTGGGTTTATTAGGCTGCCGTCCGATGAACCAGAACAACTTAAATACTTTAAATCTGGGCGGCGCAAGGGATACTATTGATGGCTACGCAAAAATTTATGGGGAAAAATGAATTAGTTAATAGGCTTGCGGCGCAAGTAAAGTCTAAACCTTTAGCTATTAATATACTTAAAAAACGTGGTGATTTAAAAACGGATGGTAAAACATTAACCGCAAATGGTAAGAAACGGGATAATATGACAGCTGAAGAACGTGCTGTAAACAGGGCTACTAAACGGTCTAAGCATAAAAATACTGAATATAAATATAACCCGAAAACAAATAGAGCAACTCTTAAAGGATAAATTATGGCAATTGATAAAGGTTTATACGCAGCGCCGGGTGGCTTGGAAGCTCTTGGGCAAGATGAGGAAGAAATTGAAGTTGTGCTTCCCGAGGAAGATGACGATGAGATGGTTAACCTGCTCGATACCGAAGAGGAAGAAGGGTTTAACGACAACCTCGCTGAGTACATGGATGAGTCTGATTTGCAGAGCATTGCCGATGAGTTACTTGGAGCGTTTGAAGAAGACGTTGGCTCTAGAAAAGACTGGATACAAACATATGTTGATGGTCTAGAGTTATTAGGTCTGAAGATTGAAGAAAGAAGTGAACCTTGGGAAGGTGCTTGCGGTGTATACCACCCGCTCTTAGCTGAGGCGCTAGTTAAGTTCCAAGCTGAAACAATCATGGCTACATTCCCAGCAGCCGGTCCGGTAAAAACTGAGATTATTGGTAAAGAGACACAAGATAAGAAAGATGCAGCCGTCCGTGTAGCTGCAGATATGAACTATCAGTTAACAGATGTGATGATTGAATACCGACCTGAACATGAAAGAATGATATGGGGATTAGGTCTAGCAGGTAATGCGTTCAAGAAAGTATACGAAGACCCAAGCCTTGGGCGACAAGTATCTATGTATGTACCGGCAGAAGATTTGGTTATGCCATACGGTGCGTCAAGTATTGAGTCTGCTGAACGTGTATCCCACGTCATGCGTAAGACTGAGAATGATATTAAACGGTTACAAGTTAGCGGGTTTTACCGTGATGTAGACTTGGGCGACCCTGTAAATACATTCGATGAAGTTGAGAAAAAGATTGCTGAGAAGATGGGATTCAAGGCGACTACAGATGACCGGTTTAAGTTAATTGAAATGAATGTTAACTACGACCTCCCGGGGTATGAAGATGAGGACGGCATTGCGCTACCTTACATTATTACTATGGAGAAGAATACTCAGACAGTGTTGAGTATTAGAAGGAATTGGAAAGAAAATGACCCACTCAAAAATAA